GACAAGAGAATCATCGCACCGAAGAAGTGGTTTGGTACTGGATACACCAAAGACCACGATACATCTGACCTATACTGCAGCAATTGGGAGGTAATCTAAATGGCAGATCCAACACATCACAACGGATATGAGATTCAAAAAGTGGGTAAATTTGATCTAACAAAATGTACATTTATCATTCCCTTGAGGATTGATACTGATGATAGGATGAGGAACATCATAACTGTTCTCACATATCTACTACGTAACTTTGATACTAATGTAATCATCAAAGAGTTTGATAAAGAATCAGTTTATGATAGTCAGGTTGTACCTCAGTTAGAACAGATACTTAGTGGTAAGGAGTTGCGTTGTATTGACCATCAGTTTGAACAGACTGAGGAACATGCTTTCCATAGAACAAGACTTCTCAACGATATGTTATGGCAGGTCAAGACACCTGTAACTGTGAACTATGATGCAGATATTATACTACCAATTGATAGTTATATTCTTGCACAGAATCTAATTGTCAATGGTAATGATACTGTTGAGGGTTCCCCTAAAGCAGATGTAGTTTATCCTTATGGGTTTGGTAATTATCAGATGCAAGTTACAGTAGATGATAATGCAGTAAGTAACTTCCTTGCTTCTAACTTTAACTTCCAAGCGTTAGGTGATATGAGAAGGTGGGATGCTAAGTTTGGGTTTGTTCAGTTCTTCAATACAGAATCATATAAGAAGTGGGGTGGAGAGAATGAAGGATTCATTGCATATGGATATGAAGATGATGAGAGATATCATAGGTTCAGTCAGTTAGGAGAAGTTGCTAGAGTAGATGATCTTATCTTCCATCTGGAACATAAGAGAACCTCTAACTCTTGGTTCAATAATCCACATTGTGAGGACAATAAGAAGTTATGGGAACAATTGAAGTTCAAAAATGCTGAAAAATTGAAAGATTATTATGCAAATGTTGATTACATAAAGGCTCGTAATGGACAAGAACAAGTCAGCGTATAAACTAGAAGGTCTTCCTAAAGTATTATGGATCAACCTTGATAGGTTTCCAGATCGTAAGAAGTATATGGAAGACCAGTTTGATTACTGGGATATAAAAGACCACCATCGTATCACAGGTATAGATGGTGGAGAGTTTGAGTCATACCTCAAGGGAACAGTGCCACCACAAATGAATGATGGTGAGTGTGCTTGTGTTATGACTCATCTTAATGCCATAAAATATTTCGTTGAGGAAACTGACCTCGATGAAGTTATGATTATGGAAGATGATGTAGATCTATCTACAGCAAAGCATTGGGATTTCAAGTGGAAGGATGTAAGAAGAAAGGTTCCTATCAACTTTGATGCCTTACAACTTACTATAATAAATCCTAATGGTATTACATTGAAGTTACACCATAGGTTTATCAATGACTTTTCTGCTGCTTGCTATGTTATTACTCGTCATCATGCAACTAAGCTCCTCAAGTTACATCAAAGAGGATCGCAGTGGAAGATCGATCAAAACATCAGACCGAGAGCAGTCTCGGAAGACTTGATACTTGACAGTGGCAAGTCATACTCTACTCCTTTGTTCAATTATAGATTGGACATGGGATCTGCTATACATGAAGAGCATATTGATATCTTTCATAAAGGAAGTAACAATGCTCTAGTAGATTTCTGGAGAGAACAAGGTGCTGATCTAAAGATAGAAGAGATCATGCAACTTGACGAGTATTGTGGTAGAATACCACCACAAGTGTACATCAATCAAGGCTTACAACAAAAAACTAATGACTGAACACAACGTATTTAATTCTTTTTTAGAACAACAAGAAGCAAAAGTTATTCTACCTGATGAGGATAGACAAAGACCATTCACCGAGATGGAAGACGTAGGTGCTATTGGTTTGTTTGAAAACTTTGTACCTTGGGAGTTCTGTGATGAGATTGTAGATTCATATGAGTTCTGGTATAACAAGAAGTTTATTCTTGGTGAAGAAGCAGCAACTAATATGAATAGTAAGTTCAAGATGCAACACATGCAAGATGGTGAACAACAATTTGAAGGACATGGTGGTACACTTAGAAGAAAAGATAGAGCATTATATCTTGAACTTGCAGATACTAATCTTGCATGTACTGTCAACAATTATATCGGACAAGCATTTCAAATATATCAACAGAAATATCCTGGTATTCTAGGTGACTCTGCTGATCCTGTGTCATCATGGACATGTAAAGTACAGAAGACAGATCCTGGTGGTGGATATCATCAGTGGCATTCTGAAAATGGTTGCTACATGTATAGAGATAGAGTGCTTACATGGATGCTTTATCTAAATGATATTCCATTTACATCAGGTGGTGCTACAGATTTCTTCCATCAGAAGAGATCATTCCAACCAAAAAAAGGAACCATAGTATTATGGCCAGCAACATTTACTCATGTGCATAGAGGTTCATTCCTTACTGGTGATAGGTCTAAGTACATCGCTACTGGTTGGTTCTCTCGTGAGCCAGGTCAGGTTACCAACAGAGTTATTGGTGAGAAGATGGGTAAGTATACACCAACAGCAAGAGAAGAATTCAAGGGACCTCCATCCCTTGCATGATAATCTTTACAACTAACGTCAACGCATACGATAACATCCCTAATCATTATTATGATAAGGATGTTAAGTATGTGATGTTCTATGATAAACCAATACAACAGAAAGGACCGTGGGAGTTCATACAGGTAGAGGAACCACCATCACATCTTCTTCTAACAGATTCTATACACAAGGCATATAAAACTCGTACATTATCACATCTATATTTTGATGAACCACATGTGTGGATAGATGGTTGTTATACTATGACAGAACAGTTCGTAAAGAACTCGAAAGAATTTTTAGAGAAGGACGAGATAACATTGATGCATCATCCTGATAAGAGGACGTTGCTACAGGAGATACTAAAACTATATCGGTGTGGATTTGTACCAGAAGATAGACTTCTAAAGTTTTGTACAGATGTAGCAGCAACAGGAATGAAATCATCATTCTTTGATCACACTATCAACTGTTGTATATGGAGACACAATACACCTAAGGTAAGAGAATGGAATGAACAGTATTGGCATTGGTATGAACACTATGGATTATTTCATGGGTGTCAGATCACTAGTGCTATTGCTGAGTACCTTGTGTATGGTAAGATAACAGCAAGAGCTCCTTTACAGGTAGATTTAAGTACCAGTTCAAGAGCAAAAGATTATGAAGACTCATACATATTCACTACAAATAATAGTGAAGAAGAGTTTGTAACAAAGGCACGTAAGATACTAAATGCTGTAGACATGATATCTAACAATCCTAGAGGATGTCCTAGTGCCACTGGTAAAAGTATTGATGACCAACTCATAGTGTACACTTGTATAACAAATGGGTACGATCAAATACCAGAACAAAGTTATTATGATCCTGACGTGAGATATGTTTGTTTCCATGATGGAACTATTGATACCACTGTAGGATCATGGGAGTATATTGAATTAGATTTAGACATAGAAGATCCGAGAGACTATTCATACTATGTCAAGGCACATCCCCATGAGTTTTTTCCTGATAATTCATACACTGTTTGGATTGATGGGTGCTTTATATTAACAAAAGAATTTATTGATAATAGTAAGAAATCATTTCCTTTCAGTGTCTTGAGACATGGAGGGAAATTTTCATACTATGATGAGATGTTAGAGGGATATACATGTGCATTTTTCAAACATGAAGACGCTATAAATTTGACCAGTGCCCTAAATGAATCTGGGTATAACTTCAAAAAATACTCTAGTCCACAGTGTACAATATTGTGGAGAAAATTAACAGAAGATGTAAAAGAATTTGATGATGCATGGTATGCATGGGGTAGTAAAAATTATAACCGTGACAATATTCCTTTTGATGCAGCGATGCAGATCACAGGAATCAAACCATCATTCTATGATGGTCGTGATGATAGTGGTATAGAGTTAGGTTTTTACAATAAGGTAGGTAGAAGAGGAAAGCATCCTCAACATGGTGATGTGAAACAATATCTAAATGTAGATAAGTTTCTTACAGACCTGAGAGAAATTACTAATCTACACCCAAAAGCATACGCTAGGTATGCTAATCATGGGTTTTATATGAAGGAGTATAATATTATATGATAATCTATACTTGTATCACTAATGGTTATGATGTTCCAGAAGGACATTACATAGATCCTGATGTAAGATATGTCTTACTACATGATGGTTCTGTTGAAGTTCCTGATGGTTGGGAAGGTATTGATGTAAGAGAAACATTCAAATGCGATCAACCAGTAAGGCAAGCACTATATCCTAAAATAAATCCACATAAGTTTTTCGATAGAGGTGAGGATACTGTATGGATAGATGGTTGTTATCGTATAACAAAACATTACGTAGATTTTTGTAGAGAACAATTCAGACAAGGAGACTTTACGAGGTTACAACACCTAGAGAAATGTACCTTCTACGAAGAGATGATGGAAGGTTTTATGTGTCAGTATTTTACCTTTGATGATGTGGTGGCAGCAACAAAATCATATGCTGAAGCAGGGATGAATTTTAAGAATTATGGTAGCATTTTGTGCACATCAATATGGAGAACAATCAATGATAATACAATAGCATTTGATGAACTTTGGTGGAAATACTTTGACATGCATTATAATATGGTTGATCAGGTAACATTCGATCTATCAATGCAGTTGAATAATTATTATGCAAGAGTGATTACAAATCGTGATGATGTAGGAATACTGGGTGCTCAAAACAAAGTGAATAGAAGAGGTCCAAGACCTAAGTATGGTATAAATGGGCAGCAGTCACGAGAGATGGAACTTGTACAGGAGATGCGTAAGTATACAAAATTACATCCTAAATTATATTATAATAGAGATTTTACTTACCTAATGAAAAGGCACGGTGTTATATGATAATATATACATGCCTGACTAATGATTACATAGACCTACATTGTGACTTACCTGAAGGTCCATTGTATGTTGTCTTTGGTATACAAGATCCACCTAAACCTTGGGTGGGTGGTCCTATACAAGACTTAGGCTGTCCTATTAGATCATCAAGAGTACCTAAAATAAAATCTCCATTCTGTCAACCTAATGTATATGTTGATGCATCTAAATTACATACTATAAATGAGGAGTTTATAAAACTAAGTGAAGAGATACTATCTAAGGATGACTTCTTTATCATGCAGCATCCTCATCAACATACTTACCTAGAAGAATGTGCAGAGTATATTTGTAGAGGATTATGTACTGAGGAGGAAGTGATTCGTATCACAGAAGAGGCAAGTGCTGCTGGATATAATTTCTCCAAATATTTTTCTCCTTTATGTACTGTGTTGTGGAGGAAGGGTACTGAACATGAATTGAATGAGGCATGGTGGAAGTGGTATGAAGTAGGTGGTAAGAGAGATCAGTTAGCATTCTCTATAGCACTACAACAAACCAATACAAAATATACCTATGATTATTCTATAGATGTTATAAACAAATGGTCTGATGCAAATCCTATAGATGGTGAGTGGTGGAAGAATAAGGGTGGTAAGTATGGTAAGAAGGAAGTAAATCCTATATCTACTGTTGATAAATTATCTAAGATAACAAAGTTGAATAAGAAATTTAGATACCGTGCTGCAATACTAAGAGAACCTGATAAAGATCCCATGTGGATGTTTGGTGATAGAAGTGATTACTTCAGAAAGAATTATCCACATTTAGAAATGATTAGTGGTACATATAAGGGGTGGAGATGATAATATACACATGCATTACAAATGGTTATGATACTATACCGAATCATTACTATGATTCAGAAGTACAGTATGTGTGCTTCACTGACGGTACAGTTGATGTTCCTTCACCGTGGGAAGAGAGATCAATACCTATTGAGCATGAATGTCCTCGTAGATTATCTGCTTATGCAAAAATAAATCCACACAAATTATTTCCAGATGGATCACAAACTGTATGGCTAGATGGTTGTTATGTGATGACCAAAGAGTATGTTGAATGGTGTAAGAATATCTTTACTAAACATAAACGTACTCACATGAGACACTTCTTCAAGTTTACTTACATTGAGGAAGTGATGGAAGGGTACGTGGCATCATTCAATACTTACGAGGATGTTATGGAGATAACTAACACTCTCAAGGAACTAGGATATAATTTCAGAAAGTATTGTAGTCCTGTATTGGCATCTATATGGAGGACAGTGGAACCAGAGATGTATGAGTTCCATGATTTGTGGTGGAAGTATTCATTGATAGGACCGAATAGGGATCAGATATCTTTTGATACTGCAAGACAACTTACAAAGTTAGAGTGGAATGTGCATGAACCAAGAGAGAAAGGGGTGTGGCCAGAGGTAGGTATTGATTTTGAGAATAAGGTGTCTAGAAATAAATTACATCCACAGGCAGGTCACTTGGATCAATATAAAAATACAAAACCATTGCTTGAGGAGTTGCAAAAGATAACAAGACTTGTCTACAAACTCAATTACAGACATAAGTTTGACAAATATATACAGACCAATGTTATAAGTCCTACCCTACCAAGAACTACTTGACAAAAGTGTGAAGTTTTGTTATAATAAATAAATCGGATGAGGGTTTCCTCATTTTTATCATCCCCCTAACCAAGACCAAGGGGTTATAATGTCTTCTTATCCACCAGTGAAGGGATTGGTGGAAATATCGTATCGCTTCTTACCCTTTGAAGCCCTACTTTTCATATTGTCCTCATGACAACTCTTCAAAAAAGGGAAC